TGTAATGACAAGATGGAATGAAAAAGATCTTGCTGGAAGATTAATTAAAGCACAAAAGGAACCTAAAGCAGATCAATGGGAAGTAATTCAATTCCCTGCTATCATGCCATCAGGTAAACCCCTGTGGCCGGAATACTGGAACATTAAAGATTTAGAATCAGTTCGTGCTTCTATTCCATTATCAAAATGGAATGCACAGTATATGCAAAACCCAACTGGTGAAGAAGGTGCATTAATTAAACGTGAATGGTGGCAACCTTGGGATGGAGATATCCCACCACTAGAACACGTTATACAATCTTACGATACCGCGTTCATGAAAAAAGAAACTGCCGATTATTCTGCAATTACTACCTGGGGCGTGTTTCATCCAACAGAAGATTCTGGTCCATGTTTAATGTTAGTTGATTCTATGAAAGGTCGATATGAATTTCCAGAGCTCAGAAGAATTGCAATGGAGCAGTATGGATACTGGCAGCCGGAAACCGTAATCATTGAAGGTAAAGCATCAGGACTTCCACTAACTTATGAACTTAGAAAAATGGGTATCCCGGTAATTAATTTTACTCCATCAAAAGGAAATGATAAACACACTAGAGTTAATTCTGTTTCACCATTATTTGAATCGGGTAGAATATATGCACCTACTGATATGGAATTTGCTCAAGAGGTTATTGAAGAATGTGCCGCATTTCCTTACGGAGACAATGACGATTTAGTCGATTCTATGACTCAAGCAGTAATGAGATTTAGACAAGGCGGGTTAATTCAACACCCAGAAGATTACGAAGATGAGCCTTTACAGCATAAACAAAAAGTGTATTATTAGATTATGGATAAAATGAAAATTCAAGAAATAGCGGATGAAGTAGCAGATGACATGGGTTATGACTTTGCGGACTTAAGCCCAAAGATGCAAATCAAAATTTACAATATAGCTATGGATCAATATCAAGATATGCTAGCGGACGCTGCTGACATGTCTAGAAAGAATGAGGCATCCGGAGGCATGATGCGTACTAACTATGCAAGAGGTTCAGAAGAAGATATTCCAGAACAAGAAGATATGCCAATGGAAGAATTTGACGACATCAAAAAGATGTTAGGAGTTCCAATGGATCAGGCCTCAGGGATCAAGAGTCTTAAAAACAAAACAGCATCAATGGATGAGAATGAACAAGTATTCATGAGACTTGTAGATGATTTCATGGAAAGAGGTTTTAGTCTTCAAGAAGCAATTGAAGCAGCTAAAGAAGAATTTGAAAATAGATCTTCAAGAAGAAATGCGCCATCAATTAAGATGGCAGAAGGATATGGTGACTATGATCCATTGATTGTTGAAGAGTATGAAAAATATAAATACGACGCAGAAGAACAAGGTGTACCGGTAATGTCTATTGATGACTTTTTACAAATGGCAAGAGCTGGTGCTATGAATGGTGGTATCATGAGAAACATGTACGAAGGAGGTGGCGGTGCTAAACAGCAAGATAAAAAACAATACGCTCCACCTTGGGAGTATGGCCCACATGATGATGTACTACCCCAAAAATATTCTGATCCAGTTACAGCTAGAATAGAATCAGAAAAAAAAGATAGAGCTGTACTAAAAGATATTCAAAGAGGCGAATACCCACTTAAAAAAACAGGTAAGAATATAGATTTAGATGTTGAGAAAATTAAAAAATTAATTGACCAACGAAAACAAGATCAAAAAAAATTAGCTAAGGGCGGTATTGCAGGGGTACTGTAATGCCCAACAAACCAATTCCTAAACCAGAACAATTTCTTAAAATATTAGATACCTTAAATACTCAAGGTGCAGCTAATATGATTGATCCACAATCTTATGCAGACATGGTTGGTCAGTATGCATTCAAAGCTTATAAAAATGATGAACTCTCTTACAGAGATTATTTAGGAATTGTAAAACCATTATTTGGTAGAGCTGGAGAAATAGTTACACAAAAAATTGAAGAGCGAAATAAAGAGTTAGAAAAATATGCAACCGGTGGCAGAGTTAAATATTCTAATGGTTCTGATGATCCTGATTTAGAAAAACTTAGAGATAAAATTATAGATTTAATGGATAATGAAAATCTAACATTTGAAGAAGCTTATAGAGAAGCTAGAGAAGAAGGTTATGCTGTAGGTGGTAGAGTTGGTTTTGATGAAGGAACTCCAAAGAAAAAAGGTGGTAATTATAATCCAGAAGGTAAAAATCAATTCACAGGTAAAATGAAATCAATAGAACAAATAAAAAGTATTATAGATTCACAACCTCGTAATTGGACAGCTAAAGATTTTAGAGGAGAAGGAAAATTAAATAAACCAGAACTTGGAAAAGATTTTAAAGGAAAACTTTTAACAAGAGATGATTTAATAAGAGCTGCGAAGGAAGGAGTTACACCATACACAACAGGAAAAAGAAGATTTATAAAAGATGATCCATCTGCAAAAGAAAGACAAAAATTCATAACAGCTCATCAAGGATCTGAAATGAGTTCTCCTAAAACATCAAATTATAATGTTTCACATCTTTTTCCAAAAGTAGTTGGCACCGGAGATGTAACTTCAAAGTCTTTAATGATTGAAGATAAATCTATAAATAGAGAAAAAGAAGGTTTTGATAAAAAAATTAAAAATATTACAAAAGAGCAAGTAAGATTGGTAAATGAAAAACCAAAAAATTGGAAATATTTATTAACTCAACAAAATTTTTTAGCAGCAAAAACAGCTAAATTATTTAATCAAGAATTAGGCAACAAAGTTAAGGGCACGTTAGGTTATTTTACTGTTAATCCTGATACTTTAAAATTTACTCCTAAAGGAGTTGATCTTTCAAAAACAATCGGTGGTATTTATGGAGAACCAACACAATATAAAACCATGACTAATCCTGAAAGAAAAAATATTGGAGTTAAACAAACTATAGTTCAAAGCTTAATTGATAAAGTTAAATCTAATTTTCCAGATGTTAAAACAACAAGAGCTAGTAATGTTGGTCTTCCACAAAAAACATTGACAGCCAATATGTTTAAAAGTGCTTTTAAAGGTGCAGGAGGAGGATCAAAAGATCAAATTAAAGATCCTCTAGGCGGACCAGATTTAATTGATATTAAAAAATCAGATAAGAATCCATATAATGACTATTAAGAGATTAACTAGGACTATTCCACCTAAATCTGGACCACAGAGTCAGGGCTTGAATATTTTGTATAATACTGATAAAGAGATAAAACTTACGGAGAAAATAAATGGCAGAAGACAATATAGACAAGGCTCTTCCAAACGAGCCTCGAAAAGAATTTGAAATACCTGGTGAAGAAGAAATTCAAGAACAGATTATAGAAGAAGTTCAAGAAGCTCAAGAGTCTCCAGATGATGTTGAAGTTCAAGAGAACGAAGATGGTTCTGTTGACATTAATTTAGATCCACAAGCAGCATCACCTGAAGGTGGTGATGAGCATTATGCAAACTTAGCAGATTTTTTACCTGATGACGTGTTAGGTGGATTAGCATCTGATTTAAATTCTAGATACATGGATTACTCTGCATCTAGAAAAGATTGGGAAAAAACTTACACAACTGGTTTAGATTTATTAGGATTCAAATACGATAATAGAACAGAACCTTTTTCTGGTGCAAGTGGTGCAACTCACCCAGTTCTTGCAGAAGCAGTTACACAGTTTCAAGCTTTAGCTTATAAAGAATTATTACCTGCAGACGGACCGGTAAGAACACAAATTTTAGGATTACCAACTCCAGAAAAAACTCAACAAGCAAATAGAGTAAAAGATTTCATGAATTATCAAATAATGGATCAAATGAAAGAATATGAACCTGAGTTCGATCAAATGTTATTTAATCTGCCATTAGCAGGTTCTGCTTTCAAAAAAGTTTATTATGATGATATGGAACAAAGAGCTGTAAGTAAATTTGTTCCTGCTGATGATTTAATCGTTCCGTATACGGCTACCTCATTAGATGATGCGGAAGCGATTATTCATCGTGTAAAAATTTCTGAAAACGAATTAAGAAAACAACAAGTCGCAGGTTTTTATAGAGATATAGATTTAGGAAAACCACAAGACAAAGAAACCGATGTAGAGAAAAAAGAAAGAGAACTTGAAGGAGTAACAAAATCTGGAAAAGATGAAGATGTATTTACTTTATTAGAGTGTCATGTTGATTTAGATTTAGAAGGTTTTGAAGATGTAAATCAAGAGACTGGTGAGCCGTCAGGAATTAAGATTCCATACATTGTAACTTTAGAAGAAGGATCAAGAGAGATTTTATCTATTAGAAGAAACTATGAAATTGGTGATCCAAAGAAGAAAAAGATACAATACTTTGTACACTTTAAATTTTTACCAGGTTTAGGTTTTTATGGTTTTGGTTTAATTCACATGATTGGTGGATTAAGTAGAACTGCTACAACTGCATTAAGACAATTACTCGATGCAGGAACTTTATCTAATTTACCAGCAGGATTTAAAATGCGTGGTATTAGAATTAGAGATGATGCACAATCAATTCAACCGGGAGAATTTAGAGATGTAGATGCACCGGGTGGAAATTTAAGAGATTCATTTATGATGCTTCCGTTTAAAGAACCTTCTCAAACATTATTAAGTTTGATGGGTATCGTGGTTCAAGCAGGTCAAAGATTTGCATCTATTGCAGATCTACAAGTTGGTGATGGTAATCAACAAGCTGCAGTTGGAACTACAGTTGCATTACTGGAAAGAGGCAGCAGAACCATGTCTGCAATTCACAAAAGAATTTACTCAGCTTTGAAAAATGAATTTAGAATCATGGCTAGAGTATTCAAGTTATATCTACCACAAGAATATCCGTACGATGTCGTTGGGGGTCAAAGAACGATAAAACAATCTGACTTTGATGATAGAGTAGATATATTGCCAGTTGCTGACCCTAACATATTTTCTCAAACACAGCGTATTTCACTAGCGCAGACGGAACTCCAACTGGCACAATCTAATCCACAAATGCACAATCTATATCAAGCATATAGAAATATGTATGAAGCTTTGGGTGTAAAAAATATTGATAGTGTTTTAATTAAACCTATGCAACCAACACCAAAAGATCCTGCATTAGAGCATATTGATTCAATGGCTGGAAAACAGTTTCAAGCATTTCCTGGTCAAGATCACAGAGCTCACATTACTGCACACTTAAATTTCATGGCAACTAACATTGCAAGAAACAATCCAATGGTAATGGGTTCTTTAGAAAAAAATATTTTTGAACATATTAGTTTGATGGCTCAAGAACAAGTTGAAGTAGAGTTCAGAGATGAGTTAATTCAAATACAACAAATGCAACAGATGATGCAACAGAATCCACAAATGGCTCAACAGATGCAAATACAATTAAAAATGTTAACAGAAAAAATTGAAGCAAGAAAAGCACAATTGATTGCTGAGATGATGGAAGAATTTATGAATGAAGAGAAGAAAATTACTTCACAATTTGATAATGATCCAATTGCAAAACTAAGATCAAGAGAATTAGACCTTAGAGCAATGGAAAATGATAGAAAAGAACGTGAAGGTAATGAAAGAATCAACCTTGATAAGATGAAAACTATGATGAATCAAGCAAATCAAGATGAAAAACTTGAACAAAACGAAGAATTAGCAAAATTAAGAGCTGATACATCAATTGAAAAGACAATTTTATCAAAAACTATTCCAAGTACAGACTCAATGATGAAAAATTCAGCTCCAATGATGCCTAAAGTAAAAATTTTTAGAGGAGAAAACTAATAAATGAGAAAAAAAATGACAAAATCTGAAAAAAAGGTTAAAAAGGTCATGAGGGAATTCAAAAAAGGTGAACTCCCTATAGGCAAGT